AAAAGCAGTTGCCTCTGGAGCAAAATTTGTTTATAAGGGTGCAAAGAATCTTGCAGGTAAGGCGGCGAAAATTGTCGGAAACATGAGTCCCGTCAAATGGCTGACCAGTAAAATTAGTGGTAAAGCCGGTGGTAAGATTCTAAGTAAACTTGCGAAGGTTCCTATCATTGCTCCACTTATTGAAGGTTTGTTTACTGCGTTTGATATTTCCTCAATTGCAAACAATCCAGAGATGTCTGAAAAAGAAAAGAAAGAAGCAATTGGACAACGAATCGGTGCCGGACTTGGTGGTGCATTGGGTGCTATCGGTGGTGGTATTCTTGGTAGTGCGATTCCAATTCCCGGTGTTGGTACTGTTCTAGGCGCAATTGCTGGTGACTTCGCTGGTAGATGGTTGGGTGAAAAACTTGCCGCTTTGGTTGGTGGAGAAAACATATACGATGCACTTTCCTTCATGCTACCTTCTGTTAAAGCGAGTCCAGAAGAAGCAATGGAGAAAGCGGATTCAGAAGCATTAGCAAAGGCAGAATCAGCCGCAAGCGCCGAAGTCGGAACAACTGGTATGACAGAGAAAGAACTTCGTACACAAATTGCAGAAGATGAAGAAATTTTCGGTGAAGGAAACTCTCCATGGCAACAAGACTTAGACGACCATCTCGCGGAACAATCAGTTTCCGCCTCTGGACAGAGCGTAAAACCACGCACAAAATCAAGGTCAAGTCAAAATCAAGCGAGGAAAAGAGCGAGAAGGTCGGCTCAACTAGCACTGCAACGAAAAACTGGTGTTGTGGGTATGGCGGGAGTTTCATACGAGTATGAAACTGCTGAGGATGGTTCTATTACTGCGACCGCAACACACAGTCCACAGAAACAGGCACAAGCAGAAAAAATTCGACAACAGATGCAAGGTGATACACCTGTCGCACCACAGGTTGTTGAGGATTCTGGTCTGAGTGAAGCAGAACTTCGTAAGCAGGTCGCAGAAGATGAAGAGTACATGGGAACAAGCCCATTCCGTGCTGAGTTAGAAAGACGATTCCCCAAAACTGTTGCACCAGAAACTATGGCAATTCAAAAAGGTACAGCAGAAAACAGAGCGTTAGAGGGAGCGGCGGCAAGTGGTTCGACCAATATCTCGAACCAACCAGTTGCGGTTCAAACACAAAATAATACAAGTACAAACATACTTGCACCACAAAGAACTCGAAATAATGATTCAACCCATGCAGAGTTATCTAAAGACAGATACTCACCTGCCGCCATATAGAAACAGGGCTCCCGAAGGAGCCCTGTTCTCATCATTATTCGAGAATTTTATTACGAAATAATAATCAACTCTCGTTCGCAAGTCTCTCAAAATACGAGAGTGCATCACCAGACGCCTCATCAGGGTCTTCGGTGGCTGAAGACGATGAGATATCTTCAGACTTCTGAGGAGAACCAAACATCTTGTCAACATCCGCTTCTGCTTGTTCTGCGGTCTGAGTGTTCTTTGAACCACCGAGAACTTGTTCAAGACGCCGCTTGAGTTCATCATAACTCTTGAAGTTGGATGGGTCAGTAAACTCCTTAAGAGGATACTGGGTCTTCCAAAGACCTTCCAACTTTTCGTCATCACCATCATAAAGTGCAGATGCAGATTCAAACTCTGACTTGTCGTAGTTGATAAATCCTGCAACCTTACGAACCTTCAACTTGAAGTTCGCACCTTCCCAGAAATCAAACGGATTGACTGGGCTTTCGTCTTCAAATTCTGGATTCATTGCTTCGTTAATCTTATCGAAGATTTTCTTTCCGTACTTGTAGAGGAAAATCTTACCTTCATTCTGAGGATTTGCGGGGTCGCTAACCACAAGAATATTAGAGATGTAAGACAACTTACGCTTTCGCTGTCGAGCGATATCCTTATCACTCTCGACACCACTGTTCCACAGTTCGCTGTTCATTTCTGAAACGGGGTCATTCTCTCCAAGAGTGGTACGAGAGTTCTCGATGAACCAACCACCGGGACCTTGGAAACCGTGTGAGAACAAACGCGCCCACGGAATATCCTCACCATCAACAGGTGGCAGGAATCGAATGACTGCATAGCCGTTACTTGACTTGTCTAGTTCTGGACGCCAGAATCGGTCATCCTTGTAGGACTCAGAACCCTTTGTAATCTTGTTGAGTTCTGAAGTCAACTTGTCGAGGTTACCCGACTTCTTCTTTAAATCGTTAAAACCCATATGAAATCTCCTTGTATTTGTTGTGTACGGAATGTACGGGGTGTTCGATGTATACAGTATATATCTGTATCTTATTTAGTCAAGAGAATAAACCATTTTTACTTGCGGTTTTTCTCATAATGTCTTTATATGGCTGTAAATCATTTTTCGTCGGAAGAAAAGGCTCGTAATTCAAACACTTATTCTTGACTTCCTTCCACATAACATCATCGGTCATTTGCTTGTCAAAGTCAACAAAAAAGTTAAGTATTTGGTTCATAATTATAAAAGACTCGATTGATATCTGCCTTTGCAAGTAAAGCCTCATTATGAGAGGATGTCTACCGTCTTCATATTTGAAGATATCGTTGAACGGCATTTCCATCTTATCAGCCTCATGAAAAACACAAGAGCAATCATCCGAAAAGGAAATACGCAAAGACTGAAATCTCTTTTTCCATTCGGTGAATATAGTTTCGGCAGAATCATCAAACGTGTCACCCACCCAAAGGTCACCACGTTCAACAAAATTTGACACCAAAAAACCAAACACATCTTTCTTGTGCTTTTTTGCCAATTTATCAAAAAAGTGTCTGTCTTTTCGGTTTAGAAAAGTAGATGGTTTGGTATTTGTTTTACCATTGAACTTGAAATAATCGTAGTTCGATTTGGTAAAATGCAATTTCAGACCTAAATAAATCTGAAATACATCGAAGCCGTTCATAGAGGTAATTTTGCCCCGCGTGGGAGCATGTTGAAATCCCGCCCCTCCGCTTCTAGTTTTTCTATGATTGGTTGTGTTAACAATTTTGCCGCGACTTCCGGCTCTATTTCCTGTAGGTTGCATACTTCTAAAACCGCCTCGATATAAGATACCTCATTCTTACGAATGTACGACTCCACTTCATTAGAGAATTTCTGTTTGTCTTCGTACTTGAACTTCATGAATTGATTATACTCCCTGTTTTCTACAAGTCAACCGTTATATATAGAATAGTACCCCTTAAAGGAGATTTACAATGCCCAACATAGGCGACACCGCTGGTATTTTCATTGGCGATACAACCGGACACATTCACACCACAGTTGACCCTGCCGCAAATAGGTCAGACAGTGGAATAACACACCACTTTCAAACCATGTCTATGGGATTCATCGACAATGGTGGTTCTACTCATGATATTGTTGGTTACTCGAAACCTCTTCCTGTAGATTTTGCAAACGGCAACGGGAAAAGTTTCATTGACCTGTTAGATACAGGAATGACATACGACAACAGCAGTGGTGGAACTGCATTCTTTGTGAAGATTGACGGCAGTTCTGGTATTACAGTATCTGCTTCTCTTCAAGGTGAGATGGGTGTAACTGGTGCTGTATATGTTCGTGGTATCACAATCGGAAACAAAAATCCAATTCTAGTTGGTGGTTATCGTGGGGCAACTGCACACGCAATCGTTGTCACGGGAGATTCGTTTGCTGGTCACTTTGGTGTCACTGGTCAAATTCTCGCAGTCAACGCAAAGACTGCCCCACTATACATCAACGGTACAGGTGCCGCATCTGGTGAGGTAGGTGTCACTGGTCAAATTCTTGCAGTCAACGCAAAGACAGCACCTCTCTATATTAATGGTACAGGCGCCGCTTCTGGTGAAGTAGGTGTTACTGGTGATGTCAGGGTATCGGGATTGAGTGGTGGTGCTGTTCATGTAAAGGTTGAACCTGCATCGGGTGTCACTATCGGTGTTACCTCTGGTGATTTATCCCCATCCGACGCAGGCCTGTGTTCGTTGAACTTTGGTGTTACTCATGGTCTTTCGAGCGGTGTGAGATTCCAAGCGTTCACCACTGGGGTTAGTACTGACTATGTTTACATTGGTTCACAGGTAGGTCTTACTGGTAACATGTATGTTCTAAGAGACTATCAGACTTTTGGTGATGACGTATTCATCGAATGTAGTAATCTGAATCAAATTTACCTTGCGTCAGACAACTCCAATGTTGATATTAGATATATCGGAAGTTAAGTCATATGTCAAGAGGTTCCTTCAAACCTTCGGTTAAGCATGTTCTACATGAAAGTGATGAAAGAGGCATTAGTCTCGGTGCCACTGGTTCGAGTTTTCTAGTTAACAGAAAACTTTTAGCAGACAAAGACACATGTATTAATCGAGAAAATCCCTTACGAAATGTTGGTAAGAGATTTAATCTAGTTGTTGGTTATGACTACAAAGGAACTTTTGACAGAGCAATTCCTGCGGGGAATACTCATGGATATTGGACACTCGCAAATAACAATGGATTTGGTGATATCGACGGTGCGACTGCTATTGACGGTGGTGGATTTGGTATTACATCTTCATACTTAGCAAGAACTCTATTACAATTTGACCTAAACGAAGTGGGAATCACACGCGGTGATTCTATCGTAAAGTGTTTCTTAGATTTAGAAATAAAAAAATCAGGGACAGCACCCACTAGCGGAATCACTCTAGACTTCCATCGTTTTCATGCTGGTACTCCTGTCGTCGGGGCAACCACCGGCTCGACATCAGAAGGTCAGCATACTGTAGGTGCGACTGGTGTTGGTGATAAGCACAACTGGGATGATTCTGCAACTTGGTATGAGTGGAAATACTCAGGACTGCATGAACTTTTTCTTGGAACCACTGGGGCTGGTACACTTTCTGCTACAGGACCAGGTACAGGACCATACGGAACTTCAGACCTAGACTTCGTGTACACAATTGGAAGCACACAAAATGGTGGAATTGCATCAGGAGTGACCTCCTATGCACAAATGTATCACCCAGTTATTTATGCATGGGACTTCCAAGGTCTTGGTGCGACTGGTGGTAGAGGTGTATATGCACCAAACACTATAGGTAGTTGTACTGGTTCGGATGAACCAGTGTTCCGCACCAGTTGGGCGGATTTTAGTGATGGTGACCTTGGTTCAAACGCACTACAACTAGACGGATTTTGTAACATGTATGGTCGAGCGCCTTCAATATACTTGAAGCCCGGAGAGATTCGTAGGGGTAAAAAAGTCCGAGTTGATGTAACACTTTTAGCGTATGATGCTATCAAGTATTATGGTGGACACATGAGAATACTAGTAAAACTCAGAGATGACCATAAGTACGGTCTTCGGGATGAATCAACAGACAGAGCATTTATTGTATTTCAGTCAAGAGAAGGTTTGATTAAACCAAACTCAATTAAAACAGAAATTGGTAATCCTATCAGCATATCAAATACAATAAAACCAAAATCAGGTACAGGACCTACAATTGATGTTACCTTCAGGGATTTGACTTAGAGTCATTTTCTTCCTGTTCCCGTTTTCTCTTTTCAATTAACTTTTTAGCACGTTCTCTGAGATTCTGAATAGCGTCACGATTTCTCATTTCTTCTTTGCCTAATGCATCCGCAAACTCGGGAGTTATGTTGTCTTTTGTAACATAATCTGAACCATCGAGAGTTCTAGGGTTGTTGCCGACACGAGGCATTTTTGCACGTTCCTCTTCTAACTTCCTTCTCCGTTCTTCACACTTAGTACATCCGCCGCTCGTATTTTTTCTTGCCTCTTCTCCCTCTCGTATTTGTTCCTGCACACTAGCACCACGGGCAGCGGCTGCTTCTCTTGCTTTCTTTGCCGCCTCACATTTACTACATCCCTTCTTTTCACCTTCCGGTTCAGTTGCGGGGGGATTAGCGGGTGGTGTCGGATTTACAAGTTCTTTGTTGCGTAGGATATCCTTACCAATTGAAACTTCGATTAGGACTTTTCTTTCGTCGCTTTTGTCAGTCTCGTAGTTGCTGAACCCAGGCATTTTTCTTGGACAAGTTACATATGGGTGGTCGAGTTTTCCATACTCACCATCTTCGGTGTTTAGAATTGTGTCTTTCTTATCACCACAACCACACTCACCACAAATAAATTTACCGGGACTCTTTTCACTGGGACGAAGACCGGGACAAACAGTAACGGTTGCGGAATCACCAAAACATGAAAGCAACCTAATATCTTTGGTTGTTACATCTGCTCTTTTGGAAGTAAGTCCCTTAGACCACTTTGCTCTCAGATAGTTTCCTATCATACTCAAGTTCATTTTGATGTTCCCTTCTGAATTTCAAAATCTTATTATACAGTGATTTGACATAGTTGATTGGTTTCTTTTCAAAAACCTGTGTTGTTCCATCTTCGGAAGCAATGATGATTACAATATTATCTATACGCACACCAGTTCGTTCATGCCACATAATAGCATAAGCGGTTGCTTGTTCAAAGTAATTATCAATATCTTCTTCTCTTTTTTCTCGGGTGCTACCCTTGAAGTCGATAATGGAAAGTTGTCCGTTATACTCTGCGACACAATCGACTCTACCAGCAAGTCCTACTTGCTCTGACCAAAGAGGAACTTCTTGTGCATAGACATTATCAATGTTATTCAAGTTGGGTTGCATCATCAAAAACAAATCAAGAATGTCAGGAGAAACTTTTGATTTGTCCTCGGCGGATTCAACGTCAAATTTGTTGTTGAGGTAGTCTTCTATTAGCGTGTGTAGTTTGTTGCCTCTTGCTAATACTCTCTTTGATTCCTTGGGATTCTTTCTTCGCCACTCAGCAAAGAACTTTTGCTTATCCCAACCAACAACAGTAGTCACACTCGGTAGAAACTTACCCGTGGGTGACTCATACAATCTCATTCCGTCTTTGTATTTCGTTGTAAGGCTGTCCAACTCAGCCTTGTTTTCTACATGCTTAAATTTCATGTTCATATTGTACTCCATCATCTAAAAAAGTCAAACAAAATCAACATTTTCTTTGGCTGTTGTTTTACCACCCCCACTAAATATCTGTGCCAGTATTCAAAAGAAATACTTTAAGATACTTATTAGTATATAGGGACCCCGGAGGGTCCCTTTTTTCATTTACGTTTGTCCAAGAAGTTGCGAACCGCAGACATGTCCACGCTCTGCTCCATCACATCCTTCACATCCAAATACATGTCTGCTTGTGGGTCGTAGTACTTACCAGCCTTCTTATCGTAATAGTAAATCAACCCAGACTTCCTGACACGGTATGGTCCTTCAAGTCCTTCTCGCTCACGGTTTGGGAAACGCTCTCTGTCGATAGGTGAAACGCGACCCTTGTTCTTAAACTTCCTGTAGTGGTCTTTAGCGGACATCTCTTCTAGTTCAATGGACTCTCCAAGTTCCTTCTTGAGAATTGCAAGGTCTTGCGCCGCTCTCTTGTTACCTTTAGGGATTCTCTTTGCCGCTTTGAGTGTGTTCTCCACACCCCTTCTAGTTAGATACTTGACATTCGTTTTGTCTAAGTAAGGA